ATTTTGTTAGAGTAAAAAATGGAGATTTTAATTATTCTAATAATCCATCTTATGTAACTGGAGACCAAGGTGATATATTCCAAGATGACTTTATTGGAGATCCAAAAGCGTATATAACCACTGTTGGATTATATAATGACTCTAGAGAATTATTGGCAATAGCAAAACTAAGCAAACCATTAATTAAATCTAAAAAGAGAGAATTAAATATTCGTGTAAAACTTGAATATTAATCATTGATTTTATCCCCGTTATATTTATATAAAAAGAATATAGCGGGGTTTTACTATTATGCCAAACATTATTAAAGATAAAAACGGAACATATCCGCAAGTATTTAAACGTGTAGGACAATCAGATACTAAAATTACTCCAATACAACTTAATAAGACGTTTACAATGAGGTCTGGAAGTTTAGATGATAATCATTTATCATTAGAAGCAAATTATGTTCCAGAGATACCAGAAATTAATCCTTTTACCAACGAAGCATATTATTTTAATCAACAATTATTTAATCCATTTGGCAAAAATCATCAAAATGGATCATTTCCATTTAATATATACTATTCTATTAATCATTTATTCTATAAACATAAAGATAATGCATTACAAACTCACGGATTAATATGTCCTCCAGCTAAATCTACTAAGATACTGTATCAATCTGCTTCAGTTTTTAGTATACCTCAAACACAAATGGGGCTAACAATTAAACGAGGATCATTTATTTATAGTGGATCTTATAATTTACATTCCGATGAATATGAAAATATTATCGATTCTGGTATTATAACAAGTTCATTTGTTGGAGATGAATTATTTTATGAAGGATTTAATGAGTATTTTGATTTACGTCGAATTACTGAATATGTAACAGCTTCTAATGTTACATTTCCAAAAGGAGTTACGCATTCAGATGGAGATAAAAATCCAATTGGATATTCGGCATATTTTTCTGGATCTGGATATATGGAAATATCTAATCCTGGCATTAGATACGCTCCATTTGATAGAGATCATGATTATGCACTTTCGTTTTATATATACAGTGGATCAAATACCGGAACTACTAATCAATTAATAATAGGAAAACAAAGAAATAAAGATAGTGATCAATATCCGTTTAAAATTGAATTAAGTGGTAGTAACCAATTGGTATTTTCTATACAAGGAACAAAAGTTTTAAATAATCAAATTACTTCATCTGCATTCGTTTCTAGTAGTTGGACTCATGTTGTTTGTCAAAAAACTGGTAGTACTATGGAAATGTATGTAAATGCTTCGTTACATAGTTCATTAACATCTAATTCATTACTAAGTAATGATCAAATAAATAATTTTAAAACATCTTCAGTAGCTATAAATAATAGAGACTCTATAAAATTTGGAGGAAATCAAGTATTTAGATCAGGAGTTCATGATGGTACTGATTATTTCAATGGATATTTAGATGAAATTCGAATCTATAATAAAGCTTTAAATCAATCAAATGTTAATTCATTAGCAGATCGTACAGAAGGCGGAGGCTTATTGCAAACAAATAGAGTTGGAAATGCATTTCATGAAAACGGATTATTTGTAATAACTAGTCCAGATGTTCGATATGACGATGCAATAACATTTGCATATTCCGGCAGTTATAAAAGCACAACTAATATATTTGAATTTTCAACATTATGTAAAGTAGAACAAGGTGATTTTAATTTGACAACAAATCATAGTTCAACAAATGATGATAATGAGACATATATGTCCCATGTTACGTCTAGTGCTTTCGAACCATATATAACTACGATTGGATTATATAATGAATACGCTGAACTATTAGCTATAGGAAAATTTGCAACGCCAGTAAAAAATCGTAATGATATTGATATGAATTTTCTAGTACGTTGTGATTTAGATCAAGATAGATTTGCAAATATAGTAGACGATAATGAATTTGATTGATTATGATAAAATTAAAAAATATATTAAATGAAATATCTGAAGAAGAATCTAACAGATTATTATCAAAAATAAGAAATAAAGAATTTAAATTTTTTAATTCTGGCGATAATGGAAAGATATATAGTATTAATGGAGAAGATTTATTAATGAAAATAACTTCAGAACCAGATGAAACTGCGGTTGCTGATGTTATAGTAGGAAGATATAATGAATTTAATGCATTTATACCAGTTGTTTATTCTGACAGTATGAATAACATGTATATAATGAATCGAGCTAGTAATTTGTCTTCTACTATGTTACAAGAAATTTCAAATTTTTATGAAAATTATAAAGAATATGCTAGAAGTCAAGGAGTTGAAACTAGTATATTTGATTATTTTAATAATGATGGCGCTAGAAACTTAAATGAAAATATATCTAGTTTTATAAGAGCGTTAGAACAACAAGTAAAAAACACCGGAATTGGCGATTTTGAATTATCATTAGATTTTAAACCAGACAATATAATGAGCTGGAATGGTAATTTAGTAATGGTTGATTGGTAAAGGAAAAAAGTTATGAAGAAAAATCACTGGCATACTGCTGGCAGTAAACAACGTCAAGCAGCATATAAATATGGTTATAGATCTGGATTAGAATTAAAAGTAGCAGATCAAATAAAAGAAGCAAAATATCCTGTAAATTATGAAACAGAAACGTTACAATATATAGTTCCACAAAAAAATTCAAAATATACACCTGATTTTATATTTACAAAAAAGAATGGTATTTTAATGTATATTGAAACAAAAGGAAGATGGACTAGTACTGATAGACAAAAGATGAAAAATATATTAGCTTCAAATCCTGATATAGATTTAAGAATAATATTTCAGAATCCAAATCAAAAAATATCCAAAGGTTCAAAAACAACATATGAAGCATACGCAATTAAAATTGGAATTAAACATGTTGCAAAAAAAGATATGCCAATGGAATGGTTAGAAGAATGTTGTAAAATAGATGAACAGCCAACTATAAATAATTTTTTTAGTTAATGGTTTGATCTTTGAAATATTTTTATTATTTTTTTTATGTAAGTATGTATTTAATATAAAGATGAAATCTTTTAATATATGTTAATTTATTAAATGATGAATCGTTAGACCGATAATGTAATGTATTGTGTCTAACTTATAATATAGTAATCCAAATTCTTTGAATTATACTAAAATTTTCTTATAATATTATTATATGACAAACCTAAAACTACTTCAACTGTTAGAATCAGTATTAGGTAAAGGTAAACAAACATCAGGAGATAATATTGCATTTTTTTCTCCATTTGTTTCACATTATAAACCTAAGTTAGAAGTAAACTTAAATACAACATCTGAAGGTCAAAACCCATGGCATTGTTGGATATCTGATAAAAAAGGTAGAAGTATACTAACTTTATTTAAACAATTAAAAGTTCCCAGGCAAACATTTGAAAAATTAAATAAATTAATTGAAATAACCAAATATAGAAATACAGAGACAAAACAAGAAGAGTATACTATAAAATTACCAGATGAATATAAACCATTATGGATAACAAAAAATACGCCGGATTATAGAAATGCAATATATTATTTAAAAAATAGAGGAGTTTCTATATTTGACATTATTAAATATAGAATTGGATATGCTGAAGCTGGTCAATACTCCGGTAAAATTATTATACCTAGCTATGATGCTGACGGACAATTAAATTATTTTGTATCTAGAGCTTTTTATAAACATGATACTCAAAAACATAAAAATCCACAAGTTTCAAAAGATATAATTGGTTTTGAAATGTTAATTAATTGGAACGAACCTATAATATTATGTGAAGGGTCATTTGATGCAATTACTATAAAACGTAATGCTATCCCATTATTTGGAAAAATAATACAACCAATGTTGCAAAAGAAAATTATTGAAGAGCGTGTTAAAGATGTATACATTTGCCTAGACAACGACGCAATAAGAAATGCATTAAATATTGCAGAACGATTTATGGCAGAAGGATTAAATGTACATTTTATCGAATTAAAAGACAAAGATCCTAATGAATTAGGATATAAACATATTACAAAACAAATACAAGACACTTATAAATTTTCATTTGAAAGATTAATGGAATTAAGAATGAATCTATTATGGAAATAAAAAAACTAAATACTACAATAACACATATTGATAAAATATTTCATATTTCAGATATACATATCCGAACATTAAAACGACATAAAGAATATACAGAAGTTTTTGAAAATTTATTTCTATATTTAGCACAACATGCAACAAGAAATAGTATATGCGTAGTAACCGGTGATATAGTACATTCTAAATTAGATATGTCTCCTGAGCTGATAAATATGCTTACTAAATTTTTTAATGGATTTGAAATACCTACAATTGTAATGTTAGGAAATCATGATATGAATTTAAATAATTTGTATCGTATGGATGCTTTATCTCCAATATTAGATGTAATACAAAACTCAAATATTCATTTTATAAAAGATAATGGATTATTTGAAATGGCTGGTGTTGTATTTAATCATATGGCAGTAGATGTTGCACCTAAAAATTATATTAAAGCATCAGAATATAAAGCTGCATATAAAATTGCATTACATCATGGGGCTGTACATAATGCTAAAACCGACATTGGATTTAAAATATCCAATGAACATGTTACTACTGATTTGTTCGAAGGACATGATTTAACATTACTAGGCGATATACACAAACCTGCACAGTTCTTAAACACTCAAAAAACTATTGGATATCCTGGATCATTAATTCAACAAAATCATGGAGAAGTTCTTGATCATGGTATATTAGTATGGGATCTGCCAGATCGTACATCAAAATTTGTTGAAATACAAAATGACTATGGATATGTTACTTTTGAAGTAGAAAAAAACAAAATTAAAAAATCTCCACATAGAATACCTATAAAACCTAGAGTTAGAATTAAATTTACTGATACAGATGCATCTGACATTAAAAAACTTATTGCAACTATACGTAAAAAATATAAAGTTCAAGATATATCAATACAACGTACTGCAAATCATATTGAAAGTAACAAAAATGGATCTATTGCAATAGGTAACGTACGGGATGTAGAGCATCAAAATAATTTAATAACAAATTTTATAAATGAAAATTATCCAGACTCCAATAAAAAAGAATTAGATGCAATTAGACATATTAATAGAACAATAAATTCTAAACTACCTGTTTTAGAATCAGTTAGAAACGTAACATGGTATCCGGTATCGTTTGAATTTGATAATATGTTTTCATATGGAGAAAAAAATAAAGTAGATTTTTCTAAATTATCTGATGTTATAGGATTATTTGCAGCAAATGCATCTGGTAAATCATCTTTTCTAGATGCTATAATATATACAATATTTGATAAATGTAGTAAAACAAGTAAATCAAAAGAAGTTTTAAATAATAAAAAGTCTGGATTTAAAGGTATTTTTAAATTTAAATTAAATGATAAATTATATACAATTGAAAGAGAAGGAGTAACATTAAAACATGGTCATGTTAAAGTTAATGTTAATTTTTATAATGAAGATGAAAATTTAAATGGAGAAGAAAGAAGTGATACAAATAAAAGTATACGAAGATATTTAGGAACATATGATGATTTTATTTTAACAGCATTTTCATTACAAGCTGATAATAATAATTTTATAGAAAAATCACAAAGAGAAAGAAAAGATTTATTATCACAATTTCTAGACACTACTGTATTTGAACAACTATATCATTTAGCATCAGAAGATATAAAAGAAACAGCTGGTAAACTAAAAGAATATAAAAAAATAGACTTTGGTTCTATTATAAAAGAGTCTGATGATATTATTATTGAAAATCAAGATACTATAATCGAATTAGAAAAAAATGATAATGATTTACAAAATTCTAGAAATGATATACAAAACAAAATTGTTGAATTAATTGAATCAAAACAACCAATGTCATATGACGGTCCAGATATTTCTGATTTAGAAAAAACAGAAAACCAGTTAATTGATACTATAGAAAATATAGAAATACAAATAGAAGAATTAGAAAATAAAATTAATTTATTAAATGATGAATCAATTGAATCAATATCAATTAACCAATTCAATTTGCAAAAAAATAAAAAAGAAATATTAAATAAAGATATAAAAATTGTAACAAAAGAACTTACTCAATTGGAACAATTAATTAAAATACAACAACAAAAAATAGATCATTTATTAACGCATGAATATGATCATACTTGCAAATATTGTACTTCTAATATTTTTGTTAAAGAAGCTGAAGAAGCAAAAATAGAATTACCAAAAAATAAAAAATTAGCAGATATTGCATTTACAAAACAATTTGAATTACAAACAAATCGTGATATAATTCAAGATATAATTGTAAAATATCAAGAACATATAGACTTATCTAATAAATTAGAAAAATTTGAATTACAATTACAAGTATTAGAAAGTGATTTACAAACAAAAGAATCTGAATTAGAAACAACTAATGAACGTCAAGAATTATTTAAAAAGAATGAAACTGCTATTATTCATAATAAATCAATAGATGAAAAAATTAGAAATAAAAAGAAACTAATAACTGACATTGTAGATACTTTGAAAAATATTACTAATAAAGTTAAATCAAATCATGGAGAAATAGAAGTTGCAAAAACTAAAAAGAAAACTGCATTAGAACAATTAGAAACATATAAACAGTTAGAAACTGAATATAAAGCATATGAATATTATTTACAGTCTGTAAAAAGAGACGGCGTTCCATATGAATTAATTAAAAAAGCTTTACCTAAAATAGAAACAGAAATAAATAACGTACTAGATCAAGTTGTAGATTTTAATATGGTATTAAATACAGATGGTAAAAATATTAATGGATATATTATATACGATGAAGATAATTTTTGGCCATTAGAATTAACTTCTGGAATGGAACGATTTATGAGTTCATTAGCAATTAGAGTAGCTTTAATTAATGTTTCTGCGTTACCTAGACCTAATTTTATTGCAATAGACGAAGGATGGGGAAGTTTAGATAGAGAACATATATCATCAGTAACAAATTTATTTGAATATTTTAGAACTAAATTTGACTTTTCAATTATTATATCACATGTAGAATCTATGCGAGATATGGTAGATAATTTAATAGAAGTAAATAAAATAGATAATTTTAGCCAGATTATACATACGTAATATTTATTAAAAAGAAGAAGTATGTTCAGATGGCAAAAAAACGAATACTAAACAATCCGGATTTAAGTAATAGAAATATATTTTTTAATGACACTTCTAATACCTCTCCTGACGTATTTAGAATAACACAATTTCCTAGCACATTAACAGCAGGTAAAAATATAATTAAGTTACAAGGTAACCCTTCAAATTTAAATGTAGGATCTGTTTTAGAAATATCTATTATAGATTCAAATAATGATCCAATATATAATGAAATAATAAATTATTTAGAAGATGATGGTTCTAGAGTAATTGTAATTTATATATATCCAGATACTCCAGAAGGCGATGCTATAGTAATATTAGGTACTGAATTAGCTAGACTAAATAATCAAGATGTGCCAAGTAAATTTCTTGGACAAATTAATACAGTTTGGTCAAAAACAGTTTCAGTTTCTCCATCATCTGTTAATAATGAAGAGATTATATTTACAAAAGATCCAAATATTATAATAGAAGAACAGATTGGGGTACAATTAGATAGATCATATACAGGAGGCTCTCAAGTAGCTACATATAATACTGGCACTGTAAGATATATTAATAGAAATAATAATTCAAAATTATTATTAACTGGAGGTAAATTTAATTCAGATATGAATGGTGGAACCTTAACAGTTACATCTCCAGTTAATCCTCTTCCAATACCAAACGTAATTCCAACAACAACTCCTATATATACTTCTAAGATTACAAAAGTTTTAAATGATACAACATTAACATTAGAGTCACCATATATATTTCTAACTAGTCAAAGTTTATCACAACAAGTATATAATAATTTTGATGATTCTACATTTTCAATTGAATATAATGTTACTCCTAATTATACAGTAACACAAAATTCACAATCTTTTGCACTAATGCAAGTTAAAAATCTAGATCCAGATACTGGAGATGTTAGTCGTTTAAAATTATATGGAAAAAATGATGGATCATTTGGTGATTATGAATTATTAAATGATATTGATT